AGAACTAAAACTAAAAAATTTTCTGTACTTGCTAAGTCTGGTGATACAATAAAACTTATTAGATATGGTGATGCCAATATGACCATTAAAAAAAACAATCCTAAAAATAGAAAATCATTTAGAGCTAGACACAAATGCGATACCAAGAAGAGTGTATTAACTGCTGGGTATTGGAGCTGCAAAAAGTGGTAAGCAAATGAAGATTGTTGTTATACTTATGGTTATGTGTAGCACAGTTGCTGGTAACAAATGTCAACCAATATCAACAACTCAAATAGAATTTAAAGATATGTATGAATGTACAGTTTATGGCTATAGTTATTCAGAACAAGTCATAATAGAATTAGGTGCAGAATTTATAAACACTTATGGTGCTTATACTAAGTTTGCTTGTGAACAAAAAGAATTAGTATAATGGCAAAGAAAAGCTGGGTACGATCTAAAGAACAAATCATTATCTGTGGTAAGTGCGAGGTATGCAATAAAGAATTAACATCTGATATGGGTGGTTGGATAGTTAATGCAGAGAAAAAAAGGTTTTGCCATAATGGTATAGATGAGTTATGCTTTGATAAATACATTAATAATAGGAAATATAATGCCGGGTTATCATACTAAAAAAGATGGAACAAAAGCCAAGAAGGGTTTGTACTATAACATGAATAAGAAAAAAGCTGCTGGGACTTCAAACAGTAAAGCTAAAAGTACAATAAGTGCTAAGTCTTATAAATCTATGTTAAGTGGATTTAAGAAATAGTATTTTTTATATCTTGATATTCTTGCCAAAGAGTTTGGTGAGTACCCCAGAATCTTCTCTTATCTTTTTTCATTTCAATAGAGTGTAATACTGTAGTATGATCCTGTCCAAAATATTTACCTATTTCTGTAAGACTTAGTTTATATTTTTCATGTAAAAGATTATGAATAATATTTCTTGCTCTAACTAAATCTTGTGTTCTAGTTTTGCTCATCAAACTTTTTTTATGTACTTCGTATTTGATACAAATTTTATTAATAATACTTTCAACAATTCTTGAACTAGGTTTGGTAAATGATATGCCTACAATTTTTTTAGGAATATAAACTTTTTGTTCTTTTTTAATATGTGATTGGGATAATCTATACCCATTCTTAAAAGCGTTTTTATATATTTTCTTTTCTCTTAAAGTTAAATTTTCGTAGTGTCCCGCCTTCATGGCAAGTTTAATCTCATAAAATTTTTTATTTTTAGTCATAGAATCCCCTCATGTTCCTCTTGTTTTTTTTAATAATAAAATTAATAACTATTTAGCTGTCATTAATTCTTCTTGCGTCTTTTCTATTTTCCAAAACAATTCATAAGAATCTTTTTGATACTTATTTGCTTTGTACTTTGCTTCCAGATACTTCTTGTGTTTCTTTTCTTGAAGGTCTTTTAGCTTCTGCAGACGCACTTTGATGTCTTCCATCATGCTCCTTTTTTACTGTTGTAAAATCAAGTTTAATATTCTCAATTTTTACTTCTACATTTGTTCCTTCATTGGAACTGTTTGCAGCCTTTTCTACTGAATCAAAATCCTCGGTAATTTGAAAACTACACTCTCCGTTTTTGATTCTTGTATATTTTGTCATGATTTATCCTTTTTGGCAACCTCTTTTTCGATTAAAAAATCTATGTATTGTTTGGCTTTTTTTAAATCTTCCACTCCGTTTTTTAATCTCCAACGAGATATATACTTCACAACATTCCCTTCACAGAAATTTAATTTGTTGGCAATAATAAAATCAATAGGCTCTATTGCGTTAGCTATATAATGCTTTGGCTGTTTGATTGTATCGGTCATATTTTTTTTTGTGTCCTAGAGGGGAAAACTAACGAAGGGAACTAAGAAAGAAAAAAACCCCTCTAAGACTATACAAATTTTCTTTTTAATTAAAACTTGTATTCTGGTTTATTACCAGAAATAGGTGCTTTTGCAAACCCCTTATTTCCAGTTGATTGTGGAACAGCACTTGGATTGTTAGGTGTCAATTTAATCTTGATTGCTCCAGTTAAATTACCACCATCATCTTTTGCGTTCCATCCTGCAGGATTGTGCCAAGTCTCTCCTATCTTTGTACCAATGGTCCATTTCTTTCCCTCTGGTGCATTAGGATTTGGGGGTGCTACCCAATCCGGATGGTTATCTGCTGACTTGTTTTCGTTAGGTACTAAGTTTACCCATATTACTTCTTCCATATTTACTCCTTTGTTATCTTCAACTATTGTTGAACATTATTTAATTGTAATTCACGAGTTTCAGCAACATCAGTTATCTGTCTGTATGCTCGTAAATTGTTTTTAAGTAAAAAATGAACACTATCTCTATGCTTATTCTTGGCAAGATTTAACCCTTGTATAGTTTTAGCATTTTTAAGTTCATCTTTTATTTCATCTACATTCACAGTTTCATCCATGTATGTAGGTTCTGCAGATTGCTCCACAGAATTTTGTTTAAAAGGTTTGGCTTCATAACCATCTTCATCTTTAATACCGGTTTTAAGATTTAACAGATTTAAGAACGCATACTTTCTTGAGTATGACATGGCTTGACCTGTACCAAATTTATCAAGACCACCCATTGCCGAGCAACCATCTACTAAAACAAATTGTGTTGGATCATCAACGTCATGTACTTTCATAGTACATACAACCATGACCATATTCTTATCTGTTATTTCTGTTAGGTAGCTACAAGTTGGGTACAATCCATTATTCAATAATGATTGCGTTGCAGTTTCTTGTACTGCGTCATGCAATAAAGGATTAAAGTGCATCCCTTTTACTTTTTCTGCTTTCTTAACACTACCTGCTTCAATACAAGCCGAGTGCAATTTTTGATATATGTTTTTCTTACTCATGTTTCATTCCCCATAGGTTAGTTATTAATTGTAGTTGTTCTGGTGCTAAGTCTTTATAATAAAATGGATGACTTAAATCTGGTGGTTCACACATCATTGCAAGTTCTTGTATATTACCCTTGCAAAACATAATCATTTTTTCCCAGAATAAAATCTTCTCACACATTTTAAAGTAAAGGTGTTCCAGATAGTCTGCCTTCATTAACTCATGTGATTGGTCAAACACAATATGTTCTTTATCATTAACATAAACTAAGAATGGTATTTTCTTAGTACACATATAGTAAAACGAAGTCTGTGTTAAGTTATCAAACGTAGGTTCAGTTGGAATTGGTTGCGAACTCATTTTCCATTCCTCTTTGTTTTTAACTTTTCTAATATTAGGTGGCTTAGTTTTTAATTCTATAAATTTAGTTTTACTTTCATAATCAATTCTTCCAATGATAGGTTTAAGCATAGTCATTTCTTTATGCTCAACATATCTTTCACAAACTAATTTTTCATCTCCAATTATATCTTGCACAACCTTTTTAGTGACACCAATACAATCGTGTGCGTACTGTTGCATTTCTTCTCTGGCAAACTCATCCTTTGCGTCAACCGGTGGTTTTTCTTTTATAATTTTTAATTCACTTTCAAATGCTGTTTTATAATCTCTTTCTTTTTTTGTGAACGCAGTTTGTTTTATTGTTTTACTAACGTGAATTACATCAGCTATCATTTTTTGAACTGTGTTATTAACTAAATTTCCGAATGATGGTTTGTATCTAAATACAAATTTTCTTCTCACCTCTTGTGGAAAAGAATAGTTAATTATATTTTTTGAGAATGGTGATGATGTAGAACTGTAAGACCAATGGTCCAATCCTTGACCACCATTATAAAAAGCAAATGCTTCTTGTATTAATTCTTCTTGAGTTTTCATAAGTTCCTTTTTTTTACACACTTATAAACTAAAAGAATTACTTGTCAAATAAAATATATAATATATACCTCTATAATAGATCAACAAAAAAAGGAATTATGACACTTGAAGAATATAGAAAAGAGAAAAAACTATCCTATTATGTCTTTGGACAAATGCTGGGACTTGATGGACAAAATCCGGGTACATCTGTTAATCGTTGGTGTTTAACTGCTAAAGTAAAAAGGTTTCCTAATCCAGAA